CTTAATGTACTACCCATTGTCTACAATGTATCGTATACTATACATAAGAGGCTAAATGTATACTATTAGAAACAACTGTAAAGTTAAAAGCTATGACTGTAAACTTAAAAGAAAATAAAGTTCATAAAGTACTTGACAAATCCATAAAAGTATGATATAATACTACTATAGAGCATAGAAGTAACTTAGTAAGTTATAACTATATTAATAATATAAACTATATAAGTTAACTTTAAAGCAAACTAAGAAGTAGACTTAGAAGTAACTTTATAAGTTACATTAAAGTAGATCTCCTCAAAGGAAAAAGATTGAAAGAAGAAGATAACATGGTGTCTATCAACATCAAAGATCCTGTCTTAGAACAGAACAAGCCACGACGAGGAAGACCTCCTAAGGCTCTCGTCGAGTCTAAGAAGCTAGGCAATAGAGGTAAAGTAGGTAGACCAGCAGGAGACGCTGCTAGGATTCAAGAGATGAAGGCAAGACTCTTGAGTACTACAGGTAACAAGGTTATTAATAAGATTGTGTCTATTGCTATGGACGACAATCATGCAGGACAGATGGCAGCATTGAAGATGTGTATGGATCGTGTCTTACCAACATCCTTGTTTGAGAAGGATGCTAAAGGTCAGAGGAATGCAGTAACGATTAACATCACAGGTATTGGTGAAGCTAAGGTAGAGCAAGCTGAAGTGATAGATAATGACTACGAGGACGTAGACTATAATGAATCTTAACTTCGAGTTACTCCCTTGGCAGAAGCAGGTGTACTCAGATGACACTCGCTTCAAAGTAATTGTAGCTGGACGACGTTGTGGAAAGTCAAGACTCTCTGCAGTATCTCTACTCGTAGAAGGTCTACGCTGTCCACAAGGTAGTGCAGTAATGTACGTAGCACCCACTCAAGGGCAAGCCCGACAGATTATCTGGGATCTCTTGATGGAACTCGGAAGAGAGGTGATCTCATCTAGCCACGTTAACAATATGGATATTACTCTGATCAATGGAGCTAAGATCTATGTTCGTGGTTCTGACCGTCCGGATACGCTACGTGGTGTAAGTTTAACGTACCTAGTATTGGACGAAGTAGCTGACATTAAAGCAGATACTTGGGAGAAGGTACTACGTGCTGCTCTGTCAGATAAGAAGGGTAAAGCTTTATTTATTGGTACACCTAAAGGTCGTAACTGGTTTTACGATATGTACAACCTAGGTGAATCAGCAGAAGACGAGGAATGGAAGAGTTGGCACTTTACTACTAAAGACAACCCACTCATCGATCCTAAAGAGATTGACAATGCAAAGAAGACTCTAAGTTCATTTGCATTCAAGCAGGAATACGAAGCAAGCTTTGACAATGCCGGTACTGATACCTTCAAAGAAGAATGGTTGAAGTTCGGTGAAGAACCTAACGATGGTAACTACTACATCGCTATTGACTTAGCAGGGTTCGAGAACTTGTCGATGAATGCTCAGGCTAAGAAAAGACTTGACCAGACTGCTATTGCTGTTGTTAAAGCTACTGAAGATGGTAAATGGTTTGTAAGAAAGATTGAACATGGTCGTTGGGATATCAAAGAGACTTGCCAACGTATTATAAAGAACATTAAAGAGTTCCAACCTGCTGGTGTAGGTATAGAACGAGGATCGTTAAAGAATGCAGTGTTGCCCTATTTAAGCGATCTGATGAGGTCTAACAATGTGTATGCTCATATTGAAGATCTCACACACGGTAACAAAAAGAAAACTGAACGTGTTGTCTGGGCATTGCAAGGACGCTTTGAACACGGTAAGGTTATCTTAAACGAGGAAGAAGATTGGGATCATTTTAGGGATGAGTTTGTTATGTTCCCTACGACTGGTGTACATGATGACTTACTTGACGCATTAAGCTACATTGATCAATTAGCTGTAACAAGTTACTTTGCTGATGACGATCAAGAAGATTTAGAACCACTCGACTGGATATCCGGTTATTAAACGAGGAAGACATGGCAGAAAACTACGAAGATAATAAAGAATACGAAGTAACAGAATCTGATAAAGAGATTGTTAGCTTTGTTGTTGGTCACTGTGACAAGTGGCGTGATCATCGTGATGTGAATTACCTGCAAGACTGGGACGAATACGAAAGATTGTTCCGCGGTATTTGGGCTGCTGAAGATAAGATGCGTGAATCAGAGAGATCACGTATTGTTACACCAGCATTACAGCAAGCAATTGAAGCTAAACAAGCTGAGATCTCTGAAGCTGTGTTCGGACGTGGTGAGTTCTTTGATGTTGTTGACGACAGACAAGACATTGATCCTTCAGATGTAGAACTTACTAAACAACAGATGCATGAAGACTTCAAACGCAGTAAGATTAAGAAGTCACTAGATAACATTATCCTACTTGGTGAATTGTTTGGTACAGGTATCGGTGAGATTACTATCAAAGATACGACTGTATTAGCTCCAGCAACACAGCCAATTCCGGGTGCTCAAGTAGCAGCCATCGGAGTTACAGAAAAGAAGCAGTTCTTAGTAGAACTAAACCCTATTCACCCACGTAACTTCCTCATTGAACCTAATGCACGTACAGTAGATGACGCTTTAGGCGTAGCTGTAGAAGAATATATGTCATTCCATACGCTAGTTAAGGGCATGGAAGATGGAATCTACCGTAAGTGTGACATTAAACCTAGCTATTCTACCACAGATCTCGAGAGAACACAGGAAGACGTGAACTATCAAGACGGTAAGCTACGTGTTATTCGCTACTATGGTCTAGTTCCACGTGAATACCTAGAGCAATTAGAGAATGAAGACGGTGAAGTAGTAGATTTATTCCCTGAAGACTCAGCAATGGACGATTATGCTGACTTGGTTGAAGCTATTGTAGTGATTGCTGACGATGCACACCTACTAAAAGCTGAAGCTAACCCTTACATGATGAAGGATCGCCCGATTGTGGCGTATCAAGCTGACTCTATGCCCGGTAGATTCTGGGGACGTGGTACAGCTGAGAAGGGTTACAACATGCAGAAGGCTGTTGACGCACAAATTCGTGCTCACTTAGACAGCTTGGCTCTAACAACTGCACCAATGATGGCTATGGACGCTACTCGCCTACCACGTGGTGCTAAGTACGAAGTTAAAGCGGGTAAGAACCTACTAGTTAACGGTAATCCTAACGAGATTATGATGCCGTTCAAGTTCGGTAACACTGATCCTGCTAACATGCAGACAGCTCAGACCTTCCAGTCTATGCTATTACAAGCTACTGGTACTATTGACTCAGCATCTATGCCTTCACAGGTAGCTGGTGGTGAAGCTTCTGGTGCAGGTTTGTCAATGGCTTTGTCTGGCTTGATGAAGAAGAACAAGCGTACCTTGATTAACTTCCAAGAAGACTTCTTGATTCCATTTATTCAGAAAGCTGCTTGGAGATTCATGCAGTTTGATCCTGAGCGTTACCCAGTTCAAGACTTTATCTTCTTGCCTGTGTCATCTATGGGTATGGTCGCACGTGAATACGAGCAACAACAGATGGTTGGCTTGATGCAGACTCTAGGTAACAGCCCAATCACTCCAGTATTGTTACAAGGTATCATTAAGTCTTCAAGCTTATCTAACCGTGAAGAGATTATTGCACAGCTTCAAGCTATGTCTCAACCTGATCCAATGGCTCAACAGAATCAGATGTTGGATATGGCAGCTAAAGAAGCTTTGGTACAAAAAGCTCAGGCAGATGCAGCTAAGTCTATGGCTGAAGCACAGCAGATCGGTGTTGAAACTCAATACATTCCTGCTGAAGCACAGGCTAAACTATTAGCTGCAGCTTCGAAGAATACTCAAGATCCAATGGCAGATGAGTTTGAGAAGCGTATGAAGCTGGCTGATCGTTTGATTAAAGTAGAAGATATTGAATCTAACGAACGTATTGCATCTATCCAGAATAGAAATAAAGTTATAAATATGTAACAAAGTACTTGACTTTTGAGAAAAAGTATGTTATAATAGAAGCATATACTAACATATATTAACTCCAAAGTCAAGGAAAAAGTTAATGAATAGAGAACTACAAGATTACTACGAAGAACGCTTTTCAATGTGTTCTTCTACAGGCTGGAAACAACTCATAGAAGATGTCCAGCTAATGAAACCTGAAGTAGAAAGCATCAAAGGTGCTAATACTTTAGAGCAGTTACATTTTAAGAAGGGTGAGTTATCAATTATTAATTGGTTACTTAACCTAGAGAGTGCAAGCAGAGAAGTCTACGACCAACTTCAAGAAGAGGTTGACAATGGCTAGACGAATGTTTGACTTTCGTTGTGAGAACAATCACCTCACTGAGAAGTTCATTGACGATTCTGTCACTGAAGTCGAGTGTTGTGAATGTGGTGACACAGCTAGTAAGGTAATTACTGGATGTGGCATTTATCTTGAACCCTTTTCAGGGGATCACCCATCGAGTTATGACCGGTGGAATCGTGTTCGTGCTGAGAAGCTGGCTCAAGAGAAGAAGCGTAACTCATAAGTGTGCTCTTGACACCGAGTTATTTTTAAGAATCCTAGAATCGCATAGCGACAGGAGATACAAATGGCTGAACTAATCGAACTGCAAGACGAAGAATCATTTAACCAAGACGACACAACTAGTGTTAACGAGACTCCTCAAGAGGATAACTCTCAAGACCTACAAGAAGAGGTTGTAATACCAAGTAAGTATCAGAACAAATCCCTAGAGGAAATTGTTAAGATGCATCAAGAAGCTGAAAAGCTCATTGGTAGACAAGCCCAAGAAGTTGGTGAAGTCCGTAAGTTAGCTGATGAATTGATTAAGCAACAACTCGAAGCAAGGGTAAAACCTAAAGACACAGAACAGCCTGTGGCTCAAGAGATTGATTTTTTTGACGATCCCGCAAAAGCAGTAAATCAGGCAGTTGAGAATAACCCTGTTCTCAGACAGATGCAAGAGCAACTAGTACGCCAAAAGCAGATAGAAGCCCTAGCAGTGATTGAGAAGAAACATCCTGATTTTGTTGACGTAGCAAAGAGTAGTGAATTCAATGAATGGATTAACGGCTCAAAGGTACGTAAGCAGTTGTACGATGCAGCTAATAACTATGATGCTGACGCAGCTTTAGAATTGTTAGACACTTATAAATCCTTACGAGGAATTAAAGAGCAGACTATCCAGTCGGCTGACGAAGGTGTTAAGCAAGTCGGAGAGCAGCAACGCAAACAAGCTATTAAAGCAGCCGGAGTACAAACTGGTGGAACTGGAGAATCATCAAAGCCAACTTACAGATATGCAGATATTATGAAGCTGATGATGTATGACCGTGAACAGTACAACGCAAGAGCCGATGAGTTCCTGCAAGCGTACCAAGAAGGTCGAATCAAAGGCAGACCAAACTAATTAACTAGGAGATTTAAAAATGGCATTAGGATCAGGACATCAAACAGTAACAACTGCAGCTAAGTTCGTACCAGAAGTCTGGAGCGACGAAGTTGTAGCAACATACAAGAAAAACTTAGTAGCAGCAAACCTTATCAAAAAGATGAGCTTCAAGGGTAAGAAAGGTGACGCAGTTCACATTCCTAAACCTGGTCGTGGTTCAGCTAACGCTAAGGCAGCTAATACACAAGTTACATTAAACACAGATACAGCAACTGAAGTTATCGTTAACATCGATCAACATTGGGAATTCTCAATCATGATCGAAGATATCGTAGCTGCTCAAGCTTTGGCTTCTATGCGTCAGTTCTACACAGACGACGCTGGTTACGCTTTGGCTCGTAAAGTTGACTCATTGATCCTCGAGTTGGGTCGTGGCGTTAACGGCGGTGACGGTACAGCTGCTTACACCGGTGCTTACTCAGGTGCTGACGGTACTACTGCTTACACAGGTACTGCAGGTGCTTTAACTGACGCTGCTATCCGTCGCTCTATCCAGCGTTTGGATGATGCTGATACACCAATGGATGGTCGTTTCTTGATCGTTCCACCATCAACACGTAACACATTGATGGGTATTCAGCGTTTCACTGAGCAAGCTTTCGTAGGTGAAGCTGGTTCAAGCAACACAATCCGTTCAGGTGAAGTTGGTAACGTATACGGTGTACCTGTATTCGTTTCTAGCAACGCTGACGCTGCTACTGATGGCGATCGTATCTGCTTGTTAGGTCACAAGGACTTCGCAGTTCTAGTTGAGCAAATGGGTGTACGTACACAGACTCAGTACAAGCAAGAATATCTAGGTGACTTGTTCACTGCAGATACATTGTTTGGTGTTAAAGAGTTGCGTGATGGTTCAGCTATCGCTTTAGCAGTACCTGCTTAAGTAATAGTAGTATGATTGATCCCTCTTCGGAGGGGTCTTTCTTAAGGGCTCTACGGAGTCTTTAACAAAGACAAGGAGTTTCAATGGCTAAGTTTAAAGATACAGCAACTGGTAATATATTTGAGTTTACTTCAGAGCATGACATTCAAACAATGCGTAAACACCCTGAGTACACTGAAGTAGTAGAAGCACAAGAACAACCAGTATTAAAGAAACCTTTAACAACGAAAAAACAATTAAAGGAAGTTTAAATGGCAATTTATCGTGGTGCAGGTGGAGCTGGTGATGCAGTCGCTGATTCTTCAAGTGAAGCGGTTATAACTGTTCAAGCTAAGAATGAAGCATTAGCTGCACAAGCTGCTGCTGAAGCTGCTAGAAACGCTGCTCAACTAGCTGAAACTAATGCCGAATTAGCTGAAACTAATGCAGAGACTGCAGAGACTAACGCAGAGACTGCTGAAACTAATGCTGAAACTGCTGCTGCAACTGCAACAGCTGCTAAAGATATTGCTGTTACTCAAGCTACGAATGCTGGTTATTTAGCTTATGATGCAAGTGTATCAGAATCTAATGCTGCTGCTTCAGCTAGTGCTGCTAGTACTTCAGCTTCTAACGCTGCAACATCCGCAACAAGTGCTGGTAGTTCAGCATCTGCTGCTTCTACTTCTGCAACCAATGCAAGCAACTCTGCTACTGCTTCTGCTTCCTCAGCATCTGCAGCAAGTACTTCAGCAACTGCTGCAAGTAACTCAGCCAGTGCTGCTGCAACTTCTGCAAGTAACGCTTCAACATCTGCAACGAGTGCTTCAACAAGTGCCTCAACTGCTACAACTCAAGCAGGTATAGCAACTACTCAAGCAACTAATGCAGCTTCTAGTGCAACCGATGCACAAACTGCTGAGACTAATTCTATTGATTCTGCTGAATTAGCTCAAGACTGGGCTACTAAGACTTCAGGAACTGTAGCAGGTGGTGAATACTCAGCTAAGTATAATGCTCAATTAGCTGCTACTTCAGCTTCTAATGCATCGTCTTCAGCAAGTAGTGCTTCTACAAGTGCAAGTAATGCTTCAACATCCGCAACAAGTGCTGCTTCTTCAGCAGCGTCTGCAGCTACTTTATATGATAACTTTGATGATAGATATCTAGGAGCTAAGACTTCAGATCCTACTCTTGATAATGATGGTAATGCTTTAATTACTGGTGCTTTGTATTTTAGCACTGGTGACAACATCATGAAAGTATACACAGGCACTGCTTGGTTAGCTGCCTTTGCTTCATTGTCTGGTGCTCTAATTGCAACTAATAATTTATCTGACTTAGCAAGTACGTCAGCAGCTAGAACAAACATTGGTTTAGGTAACGTAACAAACGAATCTAAAGCTACAATGTTTACAGCACCTACATTTACTGGCTTGTCTACTTTTAATGACAGTGTACAGATTGACGGTAACTTAACAGTATCTGGTACAACTGTAACAATCAATACATCTAACCTTGCTGTTGAAGATAATATGATTTATCTTAACAATGGTTCAGCTGTTTCTGATCCTGACTTAGGAATTGCAGGTAACTATAACGATGGTACATATCGTCATGCAGGTATCTTTAGAGATGCAACTGATGGTAGATGGAAAATCTTTAAGAACTATACACCAGAACCAGATGCTTCAGCTTTTATTGACACAAGTCATGCTTCGTTTGCTTTGGCTGACATGCAAGCAGAAAACTTCTACGGTGCTTTAACTGGTAACGTAACAGGTAACGTAACAGGTAATGTATCAGGTAATGCAGGTACGGTTACTAATGGTGTATATACATCAGGTAGCTATGCAGATCCTTCATGGTTAACAAGTCTTTCTGAGACTAAAGTATTACCTGTTCAAACAGGAAACTCAGGTAAGTACTTATCAACTAATGGTACTTCAACTTCTTGGCAGAACGTACCAGCAGGTTATACTGATACAAACGCAAGAGCTGCTATCTCAGCTACTGCTCCAGTTTCATACTCATCATCTACTGGTGTTATTAGCATGGCTGCTGCATCTACATCAGCTAATGGCTATTTAACATCTACTGACTGGAATACATTTAACGGTAAGTATTCTACTGGTGGTGCATTAGGTACTCCTTCTAGCGGTACATTAACTAACTGTACAGGCTACACATACGCTAACTTATCAGGCACTGTTCCGACATGGAATCAGAATACTACCGGCAGTGCAGCATCAGCTACAACTGCTACAAACCAATCAGGCGGTACTGTAAGTGCTACAACTGGTACGTTTAGTGGTTCTATAACAGTTAGCACAAATAACGTTACTGGCGGGGGTATTATCCTTGCTGATGATGGCGATATAGTAGATTTGAATACGGGCTATTGTGCTATGCGTTTTAGTTCAGGAGTTCAAATTTATAGTGGTAATAGAACGGGTTCATCAGTCATAACACTTGCTAGTAGTGGAGCAATAACTGCATCTAGCAACATAACAGCCTATTCAGATGAGCGTTTAAAGAAAGATTGGTCTAGCGTAGGTTCTGATTTTGTTGAGCGTCTTGCCCAAGTCAAATCAGGTACGTATACTCGTATTGATTCTGGCGAAAGACAGGCAGGTGCATCAGCCCAAGATATGCAAAAGTTGTTACCCGAAACTGTTATAGGTGATGAAACATTATCACTTGCATACGGTAACGCTGCTCTAGTAGCTGCTATTGAATTAGCAAAGCAGGTTGTTGAGCTTAAGAAAGAAATTGAATTGTTAAAGGCTAGATAATGGCATTACCAGCATCAGGTACAATAGCAATCTCACAAATCTCTACAGAACTAGGTAGAGCTTCTACAGCTAATACTAGCTTAGGAGAGACTGCATCAAGAAACTTAGCAGGTGTAGCTAGTGGTACTATATCAATGAGTAACTTTTATGGTAAATCTAGCACGTTCTCATTCACTATATCATCTCATCAAGCTAATGCAAACTTAAGAACCCTAGCTGTTAACGCAGGATGGAATCAATCTTCTGCTGTAGTAGCTACTCTTGCATCTGGTTATTATATTTATTCTACTGCAGTTGGAACACCTGCTTTAACTATTGATGGTTCGTTCCCCGGTGGTGTAACCTTAGTTAATAATGGTTTCATCATGGGTATGGGCGGTAACGGTGGTGGATATTATTACAATAATAACACACCATCAACAACTATTACAAACTGGGGAGTATCATCAGGCGGTAATGCTATTAACTTAGGTGTTTCATGCACGATTCAAAATAATAGCTACATTGGAGGCGGTGGTGGAGGCGGTAGCTATGGAGGAGCGTCTTCTACTGGAGGAGCAGGAGCTGGAGGCGGTGCGTCTGGTTCTTTCTATTATAATACTGGTGGTACTGCTCCTGCTGTTTATTCAAGAACAGGAGCTAGTGGTGGTGGTATAGGCTCTAACGGTTCTAATGGAGCTGGTACAGCATCTGCTTCAATAGCTATTACATCAGATGCAGTCACAGGTGGCGGTGGCGGTAGAATTATGCCGGGTAGTAACACAGGCTCTCCTTCAGCATCAAACGGAACAGTAACAGCTACAGGTGGCTTTGGCGGTGGAGCAGGTAATGCAGGTGGTAACGCCGGTGTACCAGAAGTATCTGGAGCTGGTAATTATTCTACACCCGGTATTGGTGGTTCAGCAGGTGGAAGTGGTGCTGCTGCTGTGTATGCTGGTTATTACTACACAGCCACAGCCAGCGGTGGTGGCGGTGGTTGGGGTGCTTCTGGTGGTAGTGGAGGTGGAGATTCTACTATTTCTACTGTTACTACTTCCCCATCCGCAAGTACTGGTGGTAAATGCGTTCATTTAAACGGTTATTCTATTACATGGGCTGCGACAGGAACTAGATATGGAGCTATATCTTAATGGAAATTAAATATGCTTTGTTAAACCCAGCTGACGGACAATATGAAATGTTTAACACTGAAGACGAAGTTAAACAAGAGTTGGCAAAAAGAGCTTTAGCATTCTACATCTCTCATGCACACGGTGTCACATATTCAAAAGTAACAGTAGATGAAAATGGATGGGAAGAATGGGCTGCTGTTGATCGTGTTAAAGAAACAGATTTTGATACGGTAACTAAAAACATACAGGAACAAATATGATTATTCCTGATACATGGAACTCTACTATGATTATTCCTGATACATGGAACTCTACTGAAGAGTTTGCTAAATGGTATGTAGATAATGGATTACCTTTCATGCCTCCAGCCGATGTTGAAGTATTTAACTCTGACGATGCTACTGCATTCTGTATGTTTAGAAAAGGACAATTTCAAGTTGAGTTATATTTAATATTTCCTAAACCGTTTGTACCAGTTCATGAACACCCGGGAGTAGAAGTAATCGAAACTCCTGTAAAAGAAGGTTTTGTGTATTTAATCCCTACTCTTAAGAACGGTCAATCACACGGTAATGGAATTAGAGACAGAGCAGAGGAACGAGGATACCCTTTAGTGTCTATTCAAAGATGGCATCCTAAACTGACACCTACTACAGTAGCTACTCAGTGGAAGGGTAAGACAGTAGGGGTTAAACATGAAGCACTTATTAGAAGATTTAATCCAAATGCTTTTATACATGACGGATATGCAGATACAACAAAGACAATGGATTTCTTAGAGGAATTAAAAAATGCCACGCATTCTTGAAACTGAATTAATGAGCGACCCTATACAGGTTGCTTCTTATTCAGAATATGATAAAACACCTCTAATAGAATTATATGTATCTAAACTAAACATTAATCCAACTGGTAAAGTTTTAGATATTGGTTGTGGATCTGGTGATTACTTTGTTAAACTAACTGAAGTATATCCTAATGTACAGTTCACAGGTATTGATGGTTCGTTAGAGATGCTTGAAAAAGCTAAGACTAAGACTCCATCGACTGTTACTTTAGAACATCGTGTAATACCTGATGCAACTATTACAGATACCTATGATGGTGTTATTAGTAGTATGATGCTTCATCAGTTAGCCGATCCAATGTGTTTATGGAACACTATAAAACAAGTTAGTAGAGTCGGTACTAAAGTTTTAATTATGGATATGGTAAGAGTAGAAGACGAAGAAGAGAGAAAGAAGATTCTTGATTATTATACACAAGTAGATAAGTATCCTCAATTTAGGGTTGATTTTGATAACTCAATGAAAGCAGCTTTTACAGTAGAAGAAGTACAGCAACAATTAATAGATGCGAAGTTAAGCAATTTAGAAGTTTCTACTTTACAACTAGATGCCTCATGGCACGTATTATTTATTACAGGAACAGTATGGCTACAGATAACGGAGTAGATCTTTATAAATACGGTAAGCTTACTGCTCAGGTAGAAGCTATGGAAAAGAAGATAGACAAGCTAGAGTCTGGTATGGAAGAACTTCTAGAGTTAGCTAATAAGTCTAAGGGTGGTTTCTGGATGGGTATGGTCATTGCCTCTGGTATTGGCGGTATCGTTACTTACATAACAAGTCATTGGACAATTAAATGAGAGAACTCACAGTAGGTAAGAACATTGTTGCTAACACCCCTACAGTTATCTATACTGTACCTAAAGGATGTAAAGCAATCGCTACTTTGTTATTCATCAGTAACAGTACTGGTTCTAATAAAACTGTAAGTGCTGTATGGCATGATAGTTCAGAAGGCGATGATATTGTTATCTTAGGAACTTCTAACTTAGACGCTAAAAAGTATATTCAGTTTAGTGATGGACGCATGGTGATGGATGAATACGATTATATTAAAATAACAACAGAAGCGGGTTCTACTATGTCAGTTATTCTGACTATGGATATTCTACAAAACACAGCTTATCAGAACGGGAGCTAATTATGCCGCTCAAAAAAGGTAAGTCAGATAAAACAGTATCTTCTAACATCCGTATGATGGTTAAAGAAGGTAAACCACAGAAGCAAGCCGTTGCTATTGCATTGCAAACAGCAGGAAAAAGTAAGAAAAAGAAGAAATAAAGCTTGACATTTTGAATAAAGTATGTTATAATATACGGAAATAAGGACTATAATGCAATATATTCAACTAGTTAATTCGGTGCTACGCAGACTACGAGAGAGTGAAGTTTCTTCCGTATCTGATAACTCCTATTCTAAGATGATAGGTGATTTCGTTAACGATGCTAAACGACAAGTAGAAGATGCTTATTCATGGAACGCTTTATCAGATACCTTATCAGCAACCACAACTGGCGATATCTTTAACTATGTTCTAGTTGGATCAGGTCAACGCTTTAGAATGATTGACGTTATCAATGATACAGATGACTTTTTCTTAAAGTATCAAACTATTTCTGAGATGAACCGTTTATTCTTGATGACAAGTTCTGAGAAGGGTTCACCAGCTTACTATAACTTTAACGGTACAGATGTTAATGGAGATACTCAGGTAGATTTATATCCTATTCCTGATGGTGTTTATAACATTCGTTTTAACGTCATTAAACCACAGTTACCTTTATCTGCTAACTCTGATATACTGTTAGTTCCGCATGAACCTGTTATCTTTAACGCATGTGCTAGAGCTTTTGCTGAACGTGGTGAAGACGGCGGTATCACTTCAGGTGAAATGTATGCATTATATAATCAATCATTAGCAGATGCTATTGCGATTGAAAGCAGTCGATACCTTGAAGAAGGTGAATGGATGGCTTCTTAATGTCTGAACAACTACTAACAGGCTCAATAGCTGCACCGGGATTCTATGGGTTAAACACCCAAGATAGTTCTGTGCAGTTATCTAGTGGCTTTGCTTTAGAAGCTTTTAACTGCGTCATTGACCAATATGGTCGTATTGGTGCTCGTAAAGGATGGACTAAGGTAAACACTACAGCAGCCTCTACAGGAAACTTTAGAGCTATTTATGAAGTTGTTAAGGATGACGGTAATGTGGTGTTGTCAGCAGCTAACAATAAGCTATATAGCGGTACGACAACATTAACTGAAATGGCTGTTCGTAACAGTAATGACACTGCTAACTTAACTTATTCTATTACTGATGATAACTGGCAGATAAGCGGTATGCCGTATGACACTGGAGCAACTCCTTCAGGTCATGCTATATTAGCTCAAGCAGGTCATCCTATATTAGTATACCATAAACTAGGTTCTGCAGCTCATGCTCATACAGGTGCTTATGGACTACAACGATTAGGTGATATTGCTTCTAACTTACCGGGTAACTATACAGTTAATGACTTTACTCCTAACGTAGTAATGACTGCTTATGGTCGTGTGTGGGTAGCTGATATTGCTAACGATAGACAGACTGTATATTTCAGTGATTTGTTAGATCCGACTGAGTGGAAGACAGGTACTTCAGGATACTTAAACATTAGTGAAGTTGTTCCTAATAACGATCCTATTGTAGCTCTTGCAGATCACAATGGCTTCTTGATTATCTTCTGTGAGAAACATATTATAATCTATGAGAACCCTGTAGATCCGTCATCATTAACATTAAAAGATACTGTCACAGGTATTGGTTGTATTGCTAGAGATTCTGTAGCGTCTATTGGTACAGATTTAATGTTCTTATCTTCTACTGGTGTACAGTCTTTGCAGCGTGTAGTACAAGAGAAATCACTACCATTTAGAGACGTATCTAAAAACGTACGTGACGGCTTATTAAGTAACGTCAATAGTGAAGTATTGAAGTATATTAAAGCTATATATTATCCTACAGATGCTCAATACTTATTAGCATTACCATCTACTGGTTTTACTTATTGTTTTGATACACGAGGTTCTCTAGAGAATGGTGGTGCTAGAGTTACTATTTGGAAAGAGATTAAACCTACAGCTTTCAATGTAACAACTACTAAAGAGTTATACATTGGTAAGCAAGGATACATTGGTAAGTATAGCGGTTATCAAGACAACGGTACTACTTATCGTATGTCTTACTATACAAACTACTTTGACTTTGACAATCCTGCACAAGCTAAGATAATGAAGAAGATTAACTTAGTTGCTATCGGTGGATCAGCACAGTCTATTTCATTTAAGTGGGGTTTTGATTATACTAGTAACTATAGTACACAAGTAGTAGCCTTAGATACTATATCTGTATTTGAGTACGGCATAGGTCAATATAACATCGCAACTTATTCTAACGGTATTGCTCTAGATTCTGCTCAAGTTAACGCAGGTGGTTCAGGTAAAGTAGTTCAACTAGGATTTGAAGCTGATATTAATAACGCTCCTTTGTCTATTCAAAAGATTGACTTTGGACTCAAGGGTGGAAAGACATTGATTTAAGGATGAGACATGAGTAACTATACAAAAGCAACCAACTTCGCTACTAAAGACACATTACCTACAGGTGATTCAGGTAAGATTGTGAAAGGCACAGAGATTGATAGTGAGTTTAACGCTATTGCTTCTGCTATCAGTTCTAAAGCAGACGCAGCATCTCCAACATTCACAGGTACTCCTGCAGCTCCTACAGCAGCAGGTGGTTCTAATACAACACAGATCGCTACTACAGCGTTTGTTACTACAGCAGTTACTACAGCGACAGGTTCTTTAGGAACTATGTCTACTCAGAATGCCGGTGCTGTAGCTATTACAGGCGGTACTATTACAGGCACTACTATTTCAGGTACAAATGTTACTGCAAATAGCATCGCTAATACAGGAGGTTGGAGTATTATACCTAGCGGTTCTATTCTTTACTTTGCTTATAACGGTGTGAATAAAGCTAAGTTAGATTCTTCAGGTGTGATTACAGCAGTAGGTAACGTGATTGGTGGTGGGTCAGTATGACAATAAGTTCTGGACAAGTAGGTCTTAACGATATCCAAGCTGAGTTTGGTGGTAGTTCTCCTACAGGAATCTTTGAATACTATCAAGGTGGTAGTATTATTGGTGCTGGTGTTTATCCAAATACGATACCTTCTTCAGGAGAAATAGGTGTTTTTGCATTTAGAGGTACAAAAGCTACTCATGCGTATGCTGGTAAAAGCTCATCAACAGATACATACAGTGCTTGCATGGGTTATAGCATTGATTATTTTAAAGGCAATAAACTGATTGTAACAGTAGGTTATTGGGGTACTGCTAATACAGGTTCTTGGACTCAGTTACAGTTTAAGAATGATACATCTAAACCTGCAAACTGGACAGAAGTTGCTCAGTTTACTTTAACAGCAGCTAATGCAAACCAAGTACAATACGGAACTATTGCTTCAGGCAATATGAATTTTTATCAAGCTTCTATTTTTAGTAATCCTATTTTAGCTTATGGTAACAACGTCAATACAACAGGAGGATCAACAGGTGCTCCGGGTGCTAACTGGATGGTTGCTGCTAGTTGGAATGGTACAAATACTGTATATGTTTATTTAAATCCAAGTCGTAACGGTACAGGAGACACAGGTACAAGTATTTCTATGAGTAACTTAACAAACTCTATTAACCAGTTAAACGGAAACCAAGGTGATGGTGTTCCTGCAACGATAACATTGACGAGATAACTATGGACTTAGAACAAGCAAAAGAAAAGGAAGCTCAAGTTATTTATGAAATGATAAAAGCTTCTAATAATGGTGAAGGTACTTTTAATTATCCTTCTACATTAAAAGGTATTGAAGCAACTGCTGTCGTAAATGGTCAAAGTATTGTTCTTACTTATGTAGACGGAACAGTATCTACTTATACGGAATAATGAAAACACCAGTAGTTAACAGACAAGACTACACGATGTACTTAGAGAACTTTGCAGGTATGTTGTGGTTTCATACAGATGTACATAAGTGGTCTAGTGAAGTAAAGACAAAGTACTTAGAAGATTTAAACTTATTGCAGTACTTAGTGGACGTACCTTTAGTAGCATTAATAGAAGAAGACAATAAGAAGTTAGCTAAGTTCGGTGAAGTAACAGGATGGAAGGTATTTGATAAAATGTATTTAAACAATGGAAAAGTAGGCTACGTCTACACAAGGAGTTTATAATGGGTGGAGCAGTTCGTTCAGTATTGGGTTCTCTTACAGGAGCTAAAGAAACTAAGCAAGCAGCAGCTAATGCAGCCGAGCAACAACGGTTAGCAGCTCAAGCTTCTGCGTTTAGACCTGTTGGAATGACTAGCAGGTTTGGTACGTCACAGTTTACTCGTACTACTGATCCTACTACAGGTTTACCTTACATCTCAGATGCTAGTTATACAGCATCTCCTGAGCTACAAGCACTACAGAACCAACTGTTTGGTCAGTTCGATACAGGTGCTCAGTTAGCTGATTATACTTCAGACCAGTACATGCCTCTTGCAGGTGCTGCTAATCAGTTGTTTAGCTTTGGTGCTCAGCAGTTAGCAGAGTCTCCTGAAGCTGCAAGACAGCGATACATTCAAGGTCAACAAGCTGCTCTTGCTCCTATGCAAGAACAAACATTAGCTGGCTTACGTAATCGTTTATTCCAAACAGGAAGACAAGGCTTAGGTACTGGCGGTACTGCTGCAGGTAACATGGCTCAGACTAACCCAGAGTTAGCTGCTTACTACAATGCACTAGCACAGCAACAAGCACAGATCTCTGCAGGTGCTGATGCAGCTATACAAGCACAACAACAGAATGCTGCTGGTTTATTTGGTCAAGGTGCTGGATTACTTGGTACTCTTACTTCAGGTCAAGCCTCTGCTTATGCTCCG